TACCAAGGATGCGGAGGGTTTCACTGTCAAGGGAAACACCACGCTTGCCTCTGTCAGGGCATACATGGAAGAAAGGCATGGCAGTAAAAAATGGGCGAACATGGCGGCGTTTTCCACGGCATCGGTCTTATTTCGATTCCGGGTAATCCCCGGTGTTGGTGTGGATACCACCCATATCATTTCATGCAAAGGCATTCTTTACCGGATTGTCAGCGCGGAGGATGTACGTGGGCGTGGAATGTACATTGAAGTCATGGCAGAGAGGGTCTTACCGTCGACAAATTAATGTTTGCATAATGATTTTTTACAACGGCTTAATAACGCAAACGTGCAAGTTTTACGCACAGATTTGAACGGCACAATAACATTTACCATAAATGGAGATGCAATTTCTGTAACAACGGAACGCGCTGACTCACCGGCGCCGGTTCAAGCAGCCCCTGAACCAACCATAAAACCGGCCCCTGAACCAAGCGCATCAACAGAAACCCTATCTTATATCGGCAACATAAATTCAAAAAAATTCCACGTACCAACGTGCCGTACCCTGCCTGCTCCCCAAAACCAAGTTCAATTTGACACGAGGGATGAAGCCATTAAACAAGGATACGACCCATGTGGAAATTGTAAACCGTAAGGAGGGAAAATATGAACGGCGGCATGATCGTTGTAGACCGTATCGAGGGTGAATACGCTGTATGTGAAATAGACGGGGCGTTTAGCGATGTTCATTTATCGCAAATTGAAAATGGGGTACGCGAAGGTGACCTTTTGATTTTTAATGGAGATAACAATACCTATTCAATTGATAAGAAAGCCACCGAGCAACGAATTGCTTCAATTAAATCCCGTTTTGACCGGATAAAGAATAAGAATAAAAAATAAATGTCTATACCGATTCATTTTATTTTAAACGCTCCCATACGGGGGCGTTTTTTATATATGCAATTTTATTATGGAAGGAGATGGTTAAAGTTGCGAAAGTGATTGTAAAAATGCCTGAAGACCTCATGTTAAAAATTTCCCGGCTTGGTGAAAAAACCGACGAAATTTTACCGAAGGTATTACAAACCGGAGCCGAAGTTGTGCTTGCGAAAGTGAAGTCCAATTTGCAAGCCATTATTGGTAAAGGTACAAAAACCGAATCACGGTCAACAGGCGAATTGGTTACCGCATTAGGCATTTCACCGGTTAAATTGAACAAAAATGGGAACCACGACATCAAGGTCGGTTTTTCCGAGCCGCGTTCGGATGGTGGCTCGAACGCTAAAATAGCCAATATCATAGAATACGGAACAAGCACCCAAGCAGCGCGGCCGTTCCTGAAACCGGCAAAATCCTCCACAAGGAAGCCTTGCGAGGATGCCATGAAGGAAGCCTTGGAAAAGGAGTTGGAAAATACATGAACATTCTGTCTGAGTTAGGTGCTTTGTTTACGGAAATGGAGCTGCCTTTTGAAACGGGAGTGTTCGGCGAAAAGACGCCTGACGAATACGCGGTCATCATACCAGTCGCCGACCAATTTGAATTGTTCGCCGATAACCTTCCGCAAACCGAAGTGCAGGAAGCGCGGGTTTCATTATACAGCAAAGGGAACTTCCTTCAGCTACGGAACCGGCTCGGCAGGCGTTTACTGGAAACGGACTTCACCATCACCGACCGTCGGTATGTCGGTTATGAAAACGACACTCAATACCACCATTACGCTATAGAAGTGGCGAAAAATTATCCGGTGGGTGTACCGGAATCAAACGGCGACGGCGAAGAACCAATAAAATCCGATGCCGCCGATGAACACAACGATGACATCGTAACTATTAATGCGGCGCAAACCCGTAAAATAAGGAGGAAATGATTATGGCAACAATCGGTTTAGACAAGATGTTTTACGCGAAGATAACGGAGGGGCTTGACGGGACGGAAACCTACAGCACCCCGAAATCGCTGGCGAAAGCCATCAAAGCGGATCTGTCCGTCGAACTCGCTGAAGCGACGCTGTACGCGGACGATGCGGCGGCCGAAATCGTGAAGGAATTCAAGTCCGGGAAGCTGTCGCTGGGCATTGACGATATCGGCATGGCCGCGGCGGAGGATTTGACCGGCGCTTCGCTGGATGACAAAGGCATCCTCGTTTCGAGCAGCGAAGATACCGCCGAATCGGTGGCCGTCGGCTTCCGGGCAAGGAAGGCAAACGGGAAGTACCGTTACTTTTGGCTGTACAAAGTCAAGTTCGGCGTACCCGCCACGAACCTTCAAACGAAAGGGGACAGCATCACTTTCCAGACCCCGACCATTGAGGGTACCGTGCAGCGCCGGAACAAGCCGGACGGTCAAGGGCGGCATCCTTGGAAAGTCGAAGCCAACGAAGACGATCCCGGCGTGGATGCCAGCGTAATCACCAGTTGGTTCACGAGTGTGTATGAACCTGAGTTTACGCCGTAAACCATTAAAAATATGAACGGGAGGTATGGATATGGACGACGACAGAACCGCTTTAATCAACATCAACGGCGAGGAATACCGGCTGGTGCTTACCACGAAAGCCACCAAGGAAATCGGCAAACGCTACGGCGGGCTTGAAAAGTTAGGCGAAAAACTGATGAAGCCGGAAAACTTCGAACTCGCCATTGATGAAATTGTCTGGTTGATAACATTGCTGGCGAACCAAGGTATTATGATACACAACATCCGGCACATGGACGTTAAAAAGGAACTGCTCACAGAGGAATATTTGGAACTGCTTACGTCCCCTTTTGAACTTTCCACATATAAAAACGCCATCTTGGACGCCATGTTCAGGGGTACGAAACGGACCGTGGAATCCGAGGAACCGGAAACAAAAAACCCACAGGCCGGGTAGAAGACGACGAACTCTTCACCCGGCTCTTATATTACGGAACGGCGCATTTGAATCGAAGCGAAGCCGATGTGTGGTTCATGCCAATCGGGTATCTTTTGGATTTGTGGGAGTGCCACAAACAGTATAACGGGATGGCGAAACCGAAGCGGGAATATTTCATTGATGAAATTATCCCGTTCGGGATATAGCGCAAACGAATAATCAATATCGTAATAAATCATTCTTACACTCCAGCGGGGTGTTTTTTTTATTTCAGGTAGGAAGGAGGCGATGGTTAAGTGTCAGATACATTCGGGCTTAAGATTGGGCTGGAAGGCGAGAAGGAGTTCAAAAACGCGCTCCGGGAAATCAACGAAAACTTCAAAGTTTTGCAATCGGAAATGAACCTCGTTTCCTCCGCATTCGAAAAAAATGACGAGTCAATACAGGCGGTGACGGCGCGGAACTCCGTGTTGAACAAGGAGATCGACACACAGAAGGATAAAATCTCTGCGCTTGAAAAGGCGCTCTCCAACGCCACCGCCTCCTTCGGAGAAAACGACAAGCGCACACAGGCTTGGACGATACAGCTTAACAACGCAAAAGCCGGATTAAACAACATGGAGCGGGAACTCGCCCAAAACAATAAAACGCTTGCCGAATCCAACAACGGCAAAGCCGCGGCTGAAAAAGCCGACAAGGATTTCGCCGCCGCCGTGAAGGAAATCGAAGCGAATTTCAGATCGTTGGGTAGCGAAATGAACCTCGTTTCCTCCCGGTTTGACAAGCACGACAAATCAGCGGAAGCGCTTACAGTTAAAAATACCGTGTTAAATAGGGAAATCGAACTCCAAAAGGAAAAAGTCGAAAACCTCGGCAAAGCGATGGCTAACTCCGCATCCGCATTCGGCGAGAGCGATAAACGCACACAGGCTTGGACTGAGAAGCTTAACAACGCCAAAGCCGAACTCAACAACATGGAGCGTGAACTTTCCAACAACGAAAAATCCATCAAGGATGTGAGCCGGGGTTACGACGACGCGGGCAGGAAACTTGATGAATACGGTAATGAAATCGAGGACGCCACCGAAAAGACATCCATCTTCGGAAATGTATTAAAAGCGAACCTCGCCTCCGCCGCCATCCAAGCGGGCCTCGGCGCGCTGGTGGACATGATTAAAAACGTCGGCTCGGCGGTCAAGGACTACATCAGCGACGGTTCGCAAATGGCGAAGGAAGCGGCTGAAAGCCATGCCAAGCTGGAACAGGTCATGCGCAATACGATGGACGCTTCCGACGAGCAGATACAGAGCATCGTGGAATTGACGAAAGCGCAGGAGCAGCTTGGCGTGGTGTCACACACGGTGCAGCTTAACGGCGCGCAGGAACTCGGCACATACCTCGAGAAATCGGATTCCCTTAAAGCGTTAATCCCTGTTATGAACGACATGATTGTCCAGCAGTACGGCGTCAACGCTTCGCAGGAAAGCGCCGCCAACATCGCCACTATGCTCGGAAAGGTCATGAACGGTCAGGTCGGAGCCCTTTCCCGGTACGGTTACACCTTTGACGAAGTACAAGAAAACATCCTCAAATACGGGACCGAAGCGGAACGGGCTGCCGTGCTTGCAGAAGTGGTCGGCGAATCGGTCGGAGGCATGAACGAGGCGCTGGCCGCCACAGATTTGGGCAAGATGTCCAGTCTTAACACGATACTGGATAACACCAAAATAAAGGTCGGTGAAGTAGCCAACGACATAGAAGCGCAGATACTGGGTCGGATGCTCCCGTCCATTGATTCCCTGTCCGGGGCGTTCCTCGGCGTGATAACCGGCGAAGGCTCCGTGGAGGACATGGCGGCGGCGTTCACCGATGTTTTTGCCGAAATCGAAAGCATCATACAAGAATTCCTGCCTGTGATTTTGGAACTCGGCGGTAACATCCTAACCGCCGTGGTGACGGGCATCGTGGATAACTTGGACATTATCACGGACGCCATATTGAACCTTTTAGAAATGCTGGTCGGAACCATATCCGAACTACTGCCCCTTTTGGTGGAAGCGGGCATAAGCCTTATATTCGCCTTATTAGACGGTATTTTACAAGCATTGCCTACGCTTATCGAAGCGGCGCTGGAAGCGGTCATAACATTGGCAACCGGTATCGCCGACGCTCTGCCGGAACTGATACCCGTCATTATCGAAACCATTATATTCATCGTAGAAACCCTGCTGAATAACCTCGATAAGCTGTTGGACGCCGCGCTTGCCATCATCATGGGGCTTGCGGACGGAATCATTGCTGCATTACCCGTGCTGATTGAGGCTCTGCCGCAGATAATCATATCAATCATAAATTTCATCGTTGAAAGCCTGCCGAAAATTATCGAGATGGGCATTGAATTGGTTGTCAAACTGGCGTTCGGGCTTATACAAGCCATCCCGCAGTTGTTGATGGCGATTCCCCAAATCATCGGCGCTTTGATGCAGGGTATCATTGACCTCTTCCCCAAGATTATCGAATCCGGTAAAAACATCGTCAAATCTCTTTGGGAAGGTATCAAAGGCATGGGGCATTGGCTGGCCGACAACTTCATGGACATGGTGGCCGGTGTCGTAAACAGTATAATCGGCGCCGTGAATAACGTCTTAGGTTTAATCGGTATCCAGCTTCCAACCATGCAGTTAAAAGCCAAAGTGGAAACCGCTCCGGTCAGCGTCGGCGTGAACCACGACGCAATCCGCAGAGCCGAAAGCGTGGTGGCCGAGGCCGCGAAGGAAAACGTAAAGATAATGGACGAAGCGAACGCCGCTATCCTCAAATCCGCTTATGATTCCGCAGAGGAACGCATCGCTGCGGAAAAAGGCGTGATTAAAGGTAAAAGCACGGAGGCGAAGGAACAGGCAAAAATCGCAAAAGAATTGGCGAAGGAAGAGGAACGGGCCGCCAAGGAACTGGCGCGGGAAAAAGAACGCATCGCTAAGAAAAACGCCGACGCCATCAACCGGTTGGGCGCCGATTTAACCAAGGCTCTCAAGGAACAGTACGGTGAACAGAAATCTGCATACCTACAGGCAATCAACGACGAGGTTGACGCCGTCCGGTCGGCTTCCTATGAAAAGATGCTGATATACGACGCCGAATTCGCCGAAAAGATGAAGTTGATTGACGACGTGGAAAGTTACCGTTTAAGTGCCATCCAAGCGGAAATCGACGCTATCGACGCCAAGACCAGAGCAGAGGACGAGTCGAAGCGACAGCGTGACTATGAAGAAAAATTGGCCGAACTAAAGAAAAAGTTTTCAAGCGCCACGACCAATAAGGAACGGGAGGATATCCAAAAGGAAGTAAACCGTTTGGTGGAATCCCGGCAGCGGGAAATCACGCTGGAACAGCGGAACGCGCAGAAGGCTCTGCTTCGTCAGCAGCTTGAGGAAGAAAAGCAGGTCATGAAGGAAGCGCGGGACGCCCTTCAGCAATCCAAGCTGGACGAATTGGATATCCAAAAGGAAGCGATAAAGAAATACTTCGATGAACTCATGTCCTCGGAAAACTTAAAGACCGACGCTTTGAAATTGATGCTTTCCGGTCAGCAGGATGAAATATTGACCTTATTGGATTCATATAACCCCGGCTGGCGAGACGCCGGGAAATCCTTCGCCGAAATGCTCGGTGCGGGTATTTCGGACGGTAGAGCCGGGATAGACCGCAGCCTGACCGAAACGCTCAATCTGATAAACGGCGCGAATATCACGTTTTCCCAATCAGCCGGAAGCAACCCGCAAGCAGCCGCCGCTTCCATAACCTTCGCCGGGTTGGAACAAAACAAGATCGATACGGAATTGAAAACCGTGTTGAACGCCATCAGCGAAACGCTGACGGATGTGTTGGATTCCATACGCTCTTTGAC